AGCTTGTATCAGTGGGGGAGTCAATCCCCCAGCTGATATAGCCTCCGGCAGGATTGCAGAGGTTCGCAGTAGAAGTATGTCATGCAATTGCATGACGCGCACCTCGCAGCAAGAATGCCGAGGCATTCTTGAATTAATATCAGAGTACTGCTTCTTCAATTCTCTCATCGTTTGTATCTCCAAAAGATAAAACAATAGTCTTGCATTACACTGTCAAAAAGTCTCTCAATTTGTGCGGTACTCCATACAAATTCTCTTTGAATTGACGGGAGAACATATTTATTAGCAGAAATATCCTTCACGACTTCTGCTATCGTTAATGGTGACTCATATACCATTGATTATGCCTCCTACTTTTTTACATATGTGAGCTGAATATCATAACCGAGAGCATCCAGCATCTCTACAAAAGTTTTATTAATAACGCCATCGCCCTTTTTGATGATACGATTTACATATTGTCCTGTTGAACCAATCATCTCTCCCAGCTGTGCCTGTGTTTTTCCAGCTTCTATACACTTGATTTTTACATCTACTTCTATATTATTTTTCAGCATTCGTATCACCTCATCTGAAATTTGTAAAATAACACTAATCGGATAATATTATAACACATCTTTGCTTTCACTTCAATGTACTCATCTCGAAATTTGCACTTTGTACACATAGCAAAAACACCCAGGACATAAATCCTGAGTGTCGTATCTGCTTCATACCTTATTCTGCTTTCATTTCGGTGCCGTCTTTGAACACCACCGTCACATCTTCCTTGCTCTTTACTACAATTTTCTCCACTAGACTGCTCCAAAGGGCATCGTCAAATTCTGTGATAACGCCTTCCTGGTCTTTCAGGACTGTGATGAATCTGCCCATCTGTTCATACCTTGCATCATTGTCAGAAATTGCGGTGCTGACTTCATCATATTGCGCTTTCAGTCTGTCATAGCGTTCCACCAAGGCATTGTAGCGTTTATTGTAATTATCCTGGTCTTGTGCCACTCGTGCGTTCTCTGCTACCGCATTCTGCGTAAGTTCTACCGTCACAGCGATTTCTTCCTGCAGGACATCACGCTTGGCTTCCAGTTCAGAATTATCGCAAAGCATCTTTTGTATCATTTCTGTGTTGGCAATGATCTCGTCCTTCTCGGTAATCAGCCGGTTCAGTGCTTTTATAAAATATTCCTTGATTTCGTACTCCGTCAGGTGTGGAGTGGAGCAGCCTGTCTTGTTTCGGAATTTATTATTGCACTGGTAGATGATGCGGCGGTACTTGTCGTTGGAATGCCACACCTTGGAGCCGTACCAGCCGCCGCATTCCGCACACTGCACCTTGGTGGAGAAAATACTGACTCCGCTGTAGTGTTCTTTCCCTTTATTTCGCTTTGCAATTTCTGCCTGCACCAATTCAAAAATTTGCGAATCAATGATCGCTTCATGGTTATTTTCCACATAATACTGCGGTACTTCACCTTCATTGGTTTTCGTTTTCTTCGTCAGAAAATCGACTGTGTAGGATTTCTGCAAAAGCGCATCACCCTTGTATTTTTCATTAGTAAGAATACTCCGCACCGTTGACTGGTTCCACTTATCCTTGCCTCCGGGTGTCTTGATGCCGCGTTTGGTAAGTTCTCCGGCAATGGTATGAATGGTCATGCCGTCCAAGAACAGCTTATAAATCAGCCTTACCGTTTTTGCCTGCTCCGGCACCACCACAATCGTTCCGTCCGGGCCTTTCTCATATCCAAGGAAACGGCTGTAAGCAAAGCTGACCTTTCCGTCTGCAAAACGCTTCCTATGTCCCCATGTGGCATTCTCCGAAATTGAACGGCTTTCTTCCTGCGCAAGGGAACTCATAATCGTAAGAAGCAGCTCGCCCTTGCTGTCGAAGGTCCAAATGTTTTCTTTTTCAAAATAACATTCGATGTTATGTTCCTTCAATTTTCGGATGGTCGAAAGGGAATCCACCGTATTTCTTGCGAATCGGCTGACCGATTTTGTAATGATAAGGTCAACCTTTCCCGCCAGGGCATCGGCAATCATCTGATTGAAACCGGCGCGATGTTTGGTGTTGGTGGCGCTGATGTCTTAGTCTATGTAATAGCCGTCTTTGATACAATCTGAATTTGCCCCATACTTTTTGATTTTCCACTATACTTTTTGAGGATTACACTAGGGGTGGGTGCATTTCCCACAGACAGAGAAACACCCTGCGTCAGCGTTCATGCCAATGCAGGGTGTGCTTTTATAATCTGATTTCCGTGCCGTCAGCAAAAGTAAAACCGTAGTCATCATTGCCATAAACGGTCATGTATTGCAACAGTCCTTGCCGCATGGCGTAACAGTAAAGGGGATAGTCACGCCGCCCTGTTCGCCGTCGTAAGACTGCGGCTTGATCATACAGTCTTCCATCCATGCGTCAAACGGCGCTTCCGTCTTGTCGATTATCACTTCAAGCATTGTGGTCTTGCAGTCATCGCCCGTAAGACGATCAAAGGCTATGTCCTTTATCTTCGCGTATATCCCGTCACCTTTGCGGGCATAGTACGGATCGACCGACATACTCGGCTCATAACCGTTGTCTATGACTTCGCTTTCGTCAAGCACATTCTTTACTGTTTCAGTTGTGGGGTTCAGCTCCATTGATAGCTCACTGTTATCCCTGCCGACCTTATACCATTCGGGCGATTCGCCGCTGCCGAATTTCGCGTCAATGAAATGCTTGAGATGCGAACGCGAAAGTTTGTCCGTTCCCGCTGCTATTGTAAACTGTTCTGCCATATTAAAAATCCTCCTCGTAAATATCAAAAATCAAATGCAGCTGTACCTGATAGATACCTCTGTCGCCGTCGTCATCGAGCGCAAGAAGCAGACCATTATCTGCAGATATGCTTACTGCGCTTCGGTTGCCGCCAAGTTCGGGCAGCTTAGACAGCTTATTCTGTTCTTCGACCCAAAATATGAGCCTTTCAGTGAAGTTTGTAGCATTGAGCCGTGAAATATCGTCTGCGGTATATTCGCGGCTCTGGAGTATCGCGTTGTACTGCCACTGCTGGTCACCAAAAACATTTTCAGTCAGCTTCGTAAGTCCCGATGTCTGTATGCTGTAATTCACAGGTGTGTTTTCGGTTTGGTCGATATGCAGATCAATGTCCGCAAAAAACGGACACTTTTCTACAAACTCTTTTACAGAGCTGAGCAGGCTCAGATTATTTTGATCTGACAATCTTCTTCACCCCATTCAGTATGGAATCTTTGTAATCGGGCTTCATACGCTCAAACCACAGCCTGCCGCGTTTGCCGCCTTTGTTCATGCCCTCTTTGCCGTTGCCTTTGTTGCTGTAATAGTTTAGCCGCGCATATGGTGTGTTATAATGGACCATACCGCTGCCCTTTACAGTTGCCGTTGTGCCCGAGCGCTTTAACGGACCCCTGCGAAGCGGCACATAGCTGTCGCAGCAGCGAAGCACCTCACTGTCTACAAATATCTGCGCTTTGCCGCCTTTGTTAAGCGAGCGTTTTGCAAGCAGCAGATTTTCTGGCAGTATTTCAAGTTTAACTTTGACTCTGTCGTCGCTCATCGTGCCGTCACCTCCGTGTGCCGCATATATTCGCTGCCGTAATCCTTGCGGGCAACAGTAGTGATTTTAAGCGGGCTTTTCGCTTTCAGCAGGTTTGTCACGGAGTCTGTTATCTCAAAAGCTATATCGCCTTTGGCAATGTAGTCAGACTTCGCGACCTCGGCTGCGAGCGGCAGATATACCGCCGCCGTATCAACGTCAGTCTTGCCGCTCTTAGAGATATTGACAGCCTCTGTGTCCTGCCACCAGCAGGGATAATGCAGTGTGATATATCCCTCGTCAGTTTTGTGCCACACCGTGCACCTGCCGTTGAACCTCATCAGACCCACCTCACAGACTGTATATCAAGATACCGCGAAGCTGTTTGTATAAGCTCTTCGGCGACGGTAGTTTGTGTCGCGGCGTAGCTGACAGAGTAATCGCCGACCTTTTCCGAGGTCACCTGCTTATCGGGCTGTGCGGAATACATGACCTCTGCGCAGGCACAGCAGGCTTTGCTGAGCTGAGTATCATCGCTAGCGGCAAATGTTAGGCTGTCTATATACTCCGTCGCACGCTCTGCAAAGTACGGATACTCATTTTCGGGTATTTTGCTGCCGTAAAATACAGTAGTGTAAAACGTGTAGTCAGCATAAGCCATAACCTACACCTCCTCAGTGTCCGTTCCTGCTCTGCCCATGATCGCCTGTATGATGTCAGCTTTCTTGCTTGCCGACCCGATGTCAAAGCCGTTGTCCTCAGCAAAGCGCTTGAGCTGCGGTACGGTCATATCGTCAAGACAAATACCGCCGTCGTCAGCAGATACGGCGGTTTCGAGTTCTTCTGTTGGGAAAGTAAGTCCGATCGTCTTAGCCATGATTTTGCCTCCTTACGCTTTGTGATGCAAATAAATGCCCGCTGCCTTGTTCTCATATACGTCGGCAAGACCGTATGCCCTAAAGAAGAACATCCAGCTGTCGTCAGACTGATTTTCTTCGGGCGTGATGACCTTGTTGACTGTGTGCTTGGGATACTGGATCACAGCCGACTTCTGGATTATCATAAAGTTTATGTCCTTGCCGGTCGTTGCCTTGGCATATCCGCCTGTTTCTTCTCCCTCAGTAGTGCCGTCTTTGAGGTCGATAGCCGTGTAAAAGCGGCTCTGAGGTACTTTTACGATCTTTGCAAAATCGTCAAGCACAGCCTTAGACTTAGTTGTATCAACATTTTTCGCGAGGTTGAGCAGCGTGGGCGTGATAAAAAGGTAGCGGTCTTCCTGCGCGACCTCATCTTCGTCCATTTTGTTCTGCGCGGCAACAATAGCGGCGAGCACATCGTTGCCGGAAGTAAGCGTTGCACCTGCCGCTATCTTAGATATGCCTGTTGTGCCTGCATATGTTGCGAAGCGGAATGCGTCCTGCTCAGGTACGGTCTTAGTGCGGATAAACTCACTGGAGAGCTTGCCGAAAGCAAGTCCTGCGCTCTCCTCGTTGTCCATATTGTCCACGCTGAACTTACGACCTCTGTCATAATTGAACTGTACAGTTTCATTGGTCAGCGTAACATCGCCCTTGACATATCCGCTGTTGCGCGAATAGTCCGCAAGACCGTCCATGGATATTTTAGGTATGATGATCTCATTGGCGTTTGCACCCGCCTTGACAAGGCTCTGGTCGCTGTCGAGGTCAGATGTGAGCGATGCCTGCTTGTACACCTCGTCAAGCAGGGCAATGTAAGTCTTGAATTTCGTGATTGCGTTTGCCATAGTGTTTTACCTCCATAATTTACTTAGATGCGGGCAGTCCCATAACGGCTCTTGCCTGCGCGTCTGATACTGTTTCAGTTGCCGAGCCGTGGTCAATACCTGTGTCGATCCTTGCGCCGTTAGGCTCAGATGAATTGTCCTCAAAGAGGAAACTCTTGTCTGCTTTGAGTTTTTCGAGCTGCTCTGAAAGACCGGTAAGCTTGCCGTCGGCGTCGAGTTTAAGAAGCGAGGAGTCGATCTGCGACTTTGCAATGCCTACGTCCCTTGCCTTAGCACCGATAAGCGAAAGCTCCAGCGCCTTGTCAAGCTTGAGGGCGGCTATATCAGCATTGTACTTGCTTTCCCAGTCAGCCGCAGCCTTTTTCAGACCCTCTACATCTGCGCCGTCAAATGCCTTGACCTTATCGGTAAGCTCAGCAACTGTGTTCTTTGCAGCTGTAAGCTCTGCGGTAATGTCAGTAGTCTTCTGCTGTTCCGCGGTCAGCTCCGCTGTGTGCTGTACAAGCACATTGTCGGCTATATCCTCCGATACGCCGAGCTTCACGAGATCTTCTTTTGTCATGATATTACCTCCGTTTTGTAAATTTGGGTATAATAAAAACGCCCTTGAAAGAGCGTTATATTATCGTTATATTGCAGTTTTAATTGTCCATTTCGATCATTGCTTTTATCACCGCATAGATACCTTTGAGTATGGTAAATACCCATGCAGCCACATAGCAGCCCGTAGGTATCTGCCCTGTATCGAGCGCGTAAAGCAGAATAAGCGTTGCGAGCATTGTATCAGCTCCTTTCATGCAAAATTAAAAGCCCCCTTAGGTGGGAGCTTTTGCATTTTTGATTTGCCAGTATACCTTATCATAAATATCCAGCGCTTTGTATCCAAAATCCGTCATATTATTTTGGTCTTCATCCATGCCATAAACAACTGATATGTCACTGATTATACACTGAAACATTGAAATATCATTGTCGTCGATTTCTATCTGATTTGTTTCAGTAAATAATTTATACGGATATTCCAAATCTTCAAAATCGCCATATTTGACAAGCATATCAAACTCATCTTTTGTAAAATTAAACACCATAATAATACACCTCACTTTGGATTACATTGAATAAGTACGCCTGTTTCAGGGTTTATTGACACTGCACATTTGTCAGTAACAAATAGCTGAGATACTTTAGGTTTTCCATTTTCATCATATAAAATATTTCCGTTTTTATCTTTGCTTATTTTAGGTTTCATTGCTTTACCTTTAGTTAAAGCTTCCTGAATATCTTCAAGTTCAACCCCTAAGCGCTTTTGACCAGTATCAGGGTCTTTGATCGTTCCTATTACACGTTCGATAAAATGATTAGATTGACCTGTTATTTTTATTCCATTATTAGTTGTAAGCCCTACAATATCATCTTCGATTTTAGTATACATTTTATCATAGTATTCATATCCTACGAGTGGAGAAATCTTGCCTTTCTTTACAGATCTAATATAATTTTTCATCTTTTTATACTCAGGAGAATTATTATACTTCATTCCCTTAAATTTGTCAAGACTTTTAGGCGGGTTTTCTATGCCGTATTTTTTCATAGTTCTCACAAAGTTGCGATTGTTTCCATGTACCGCTTTTTGCGAAACGCTTTTGCCAAATCCAACTACGCGCACCCTGTCGTTTTCGGGGAACAGGTCATTATCAGCGCAGAACTCATCAAGCCGCTTTTCCTTTTCTTTTAAGATAGCAGAATGTTTATCAAACTGCGTTTGTAATTGTCTTTTCAGCACATCGTCGTCCGATGCCCGCACCGCTCCGTCAAGTGCGGCAAGTCTGCGCTTTGAGGCTCTTATCGAGCGTTCCATAGCTCGCTGCTTTTGCGACAAAGCATACTGCTTGTTGTTTTCGGAAATATCCACCGGCAGATTGGCACGTTCTGAAATTCCCTCAAAAAAGGGATAAAAATCATGGCGGCAGTTCCAACCTTTAAGTCCCGCACCTGTGCCGTAGCCCGTAGCAACGGAGAGCTTGGGATATTTCTTATTCTTGCCCGAAATGCTGTATACCTTGCCCTGCCACATCGCATGAGATGGGCGCGCACCCATATGAGCCGTTACCTCTACAAGATCGCAGTCCATTTCCGCGGCGAGATCAAGCTGCATCTGACCTGCGGTCTGGCTTATGCCCGTCATAACGGCGCGCCGTACAGCAACGTCTGCCCAATCAGTACGCCCGCTTGCATAGGTCACTTTGGTAATGCCGTTTGCCGCAAGCTCAGATACCGCGTCATAAATGGCATCTTGGTAAGAAAATGCTCCGCTTTGTATTTTCAGCCACGCCTTGTCCATGAGATGCGTTACGGTATCGCGTGAGGAATCTACCATAGAGCGGCAAAGATTTTTTGTCATTCCGCCTGCGTTTTTGATACCTGCATTTAGCGTGTTGGATAACGCGACCGACCTTAGAGCAGAGGAGCAGTCCTTGCCATACGCGCGGTATATCTTGGCATCGTTGCTTATCGCCTCTTTGCAGGCGGCGGTATAGAGCCGCTTGATCTCGCGCACTGACTTGCCGGTGTATTTTGCAAGCAGCTCATTTATCTCTTTGGTTGACATCCTCAGCTGAGTCGCTTTATACAGCTGCCATTCCGCCGATGGGGTTAAGTAGTCTGCCTTTACAAGCTTTTTAGCAATACTTCGCAGTATCTCTTCCTGCACTTCGTTGACGAGATCTACCATCTCATTGGGCAGGTCGTGCAGTGTCTGAGGTGACAGCATTATTCCTCACCGTCCTCACCGTCCTCAAAGCCCATAAGCTCATCGTCGGTAGGATCTCCGTCGGCAAGCCGCCGCTTAGCGTCAGCTTCCGATTCACCGTACCATTTAACACGGTATTCCCAACGCTGCATCAAGCCCGCTGCTACATCGTCTTTGTCGCGCTGCCGTTCGGCATTTTCGTCAACGAGTGGTGACTGGTCAAATACCACAGATATAAGCGCGTCATCTTTGATGCTGCTGTCTATGTAGTTGTGACCTATCCAAAGCAAAGTTTTGACAAGACGGTGCAGGAAGCTTTCTACTTTGATAAAATGCTTGTGGGCATTTTGTATCAAGTCCTGCTTGTCGCCTGTGTACTGAGTAGCCGTGACTATACTGCCGCTGTTAAACTGATAGTGCTTTGTGCCAAAGCCGACTTTAAAGCTGAGATAGTCAAGCTGAGCCTGTATGCCTGCCGTATTGTCAGCAACGCGCAGTTCGGGGTTATGCTCTTGTACAAGGGATTTACCCGTGCCGTCGTCCATAGTTTCTCCGATGTAATAAAACAACTGCTGATTGACCTCGTCTGGTGCGATCTTTTTACTGCCCGTCATATCCGCAAACATATTTTTGTTGAGGAATACCTTTTTCTGACCGAGCCAAAAATCGGAGCAGAAGTTGTTGAAGGCAAGGTCTATGCCCTTGAGGTTATCTATCGCGTCAGCAAAAACAGCGCAGCCCATTCCGCAGTTATCCTCAAACGGATTGACAATAGCAGGCTTACAGATAGAAAACCAAGGCTTATGACAGCTTGGTTCTCGTTATCCGCCCACGTGAATTTTATCAAAATAGGGTTATATCGCTGATATAACGTCTTTACAAAGCGTATAAAATCTGTGTTTATGATCTCAGGACTGACCTCGCCCTTGCCGCCGTCTATCTTATGGTCTGCAATAACTATCAGCTTTTTAAAACCGTCTATATATGCAGTAGCCACAAATGTGGTCTTAGACTTGTTGCCGCCAAAGTCTATGCCGATCTGTATTGATGTGATCCTGTTTTTATCAAGCTCGGAAACTGTCAGCGTGTAGTTCTCGGGGTTATTGGCAAAGCTCTGAAAGATAAGTCCCTCCGCAGCTATGCGCAAACCTAGTATGTCACGCTTGTACCACAATGATGTTATATCGTACTGTGATTTGACCTCTGCTTTGCGTTCATCGGATATATTGACGTTATCGTCAATGGTAAAATGCTCGTAGTTATATCCGCCGACGAATGCTCCTGCCTTTGTATCCGCGGCGTATTTGTCGATAAAATCTGTGTATATCCACGCTTTCGGATTGTCGGGGTTCAAGTCCCAGAACACCTTGCGCTTATCTGCGGCAATGGTTCTGTTCATAGCTTCTTTGACAAAGCTTTTAGCGTGAAGATTTATCTCCGTACCTATCCACATACCGTAAGAGTTGCCGCGGATAGATTTGAAACTGTTTTCCATCATCGCGCCCGTGAATATTACGATGCGCTCTCTATAATGCGTTTTCGGACCTCTTATGATAAGAGCCTCGTTGCCTTTGTACTTGCCCCAGCGGCACTGACCTCTGAACCAGTGTTCGATGCCGAAGCCATTGCAGTCGCCGAGGATTATTTTCGCATTTCCGACAGTTGAGGCAGATGCAAGGTGTATTTTGTCATTTGTATTTTCTATCTCGTGACAAAAAGCTACAACATTATCGACCGTTTTTCCTGCTCTGACAGCGCCCTCTGCACAGTTTATCATGCTGATTGTACAGCGGCGGATATACTGTTTATGCTTCTCGCCAAAGTTGTACGGTATGGTTTTGCGCTGTTTTAGTACAAGCTGAAATTGCAAGGAGGAAGTCACTAGGCAGGGCTTACAGCGGTAAGAGTGTGCACTCTGCGAAGTTGGTTTGCGAGGACTGCGGCGGGTTCTTCGGCTCAAAGGTATGGCATTCCACAGACTGTTACCGCCGAACCATTTGACAATGCAACAGCAAGTTCAAATGTGAAAAACGTTGTCAGACGCCAACAGTAGACACTGAAACCGTGCAGCGGTTATTCATAAAGGCTTACGATCAGATGATGGGGAACAGAAAACAAATTATCGCAGACTGCGAGCTGATGCGTAAACGCTTACCAACTTCAAGTCACTGAACGATAAGATCGAACAACGCTCGTCAGAAGTGCAGGTAGTTGCCGAGCTTGTAAAGGCTCTTGTCAAGGAAAATGCTTCAACGATTCAGTCACAGGAAACTTACTTGAAAAGATATGAAGATTTGACTAAACGCTATGAGAAAGCAGCCGACAGTATTAACGGAGTGGAACAACGCTATATGGACTGTTATGGTGGAAAAAGCAATCGTTCACAGAGATAAGAGCGTTACGTTTGTATTCTACAATGGCACTAAGGTTAGAGTGGAGAAATTAAAATAG